CCTGCGGCAACTGCTTCGTCTGGGTTAACGTCTTTGCGTGGAGCCTTGTTGAATAGTTTCTCAACTGCTTCTTGAACTTTAGGCATACGTGTTTGTCCACCAACTAGGATAACTTCGTCGATGTCAGCGGCAGTGACCTTGGCGTCCTTCATGGCAGTCTTGCATGGCTCAATTGACCGTGCAATCAATGTTTCAACCATTTGTTCAAACCTAGAACGACTGATAGTTACATTCAAGTGCTTGGGACCGCTTGCATCCGCTGTGATGTATGGCAAGTTAACACTTGTGCTTTGTGCGCTGGACAATTCAATCTTGGCCTTTTCAGCCGCATCTTTTAAACGTTGCAATGAAAGCATATCGCTTTTTAAGTCAATGCCGCTTTCTTTCTTGAACTCTTCTACCAAGAAGTCCATGATGGCTTGGTCAAAGTCTTCACCGCCGAGGAATGTATCACCGTTTGTTGACAACACTTCAATTTGTTTGTCGCCGTCAATGTTGGCAATTTCAATAATAGAAATATCAAATGTACCACCACCCAAGTCGTATACTGCAATCTTACGATCACGCTTGTCTGCTTTGTCTACGCCATAAGCCAGAGCAGCCGCAGTTGGCTCGTTGATAATACGCAATACTTCCAAGCCTGCAATTTTGCCTGCATCCTTAGTTGCTTGCCGCTGGCTGTCATTGAAGTAAGCTGGAACTGTGATCACAGCCTGTGTTACTTCGTGACCCAAATAGTCTTCCGCAGTCTTTTTCATCTTGCGTAAAACTTCTGCACTAATCTGTGGAGGTGCTAACTTTTCGCCATTTGCCTCAACCCATGCATCACCATTATCAGCTTTGATAATTTTATACGGCATCAAGTCAATGTCTTTTTGAACTGCTTGTTCGTCGAACTTCCGGCCAATAAGACGCTTGCTTGCGTAGATTGTGTTTTTTGGATTTGTGACTGCTTGTCGTTTTGCTGTTGCGCCCACAAGGATTTCCTTGTCTGTGTACGCAATGATTGATGGTGTTGTTCTAGCACCTTCGCTGTTTTCAATTACTTTGGCAATGCCGTTTTCTAGGATTGCCACACAGCTATTTGTTGTACCCAAATCGATACCGATGATTTTGCTCATAATTTTCTCCTTTAAATTAAGCAAGAATATGTAAAACCCTTACGGCGTTTTACAAATTTATTTATCTCTGAATAGTGTCAGTTTTAAAAATATTTGACCAGATTTTTAACTTTTCACGCTTGGCTTCTGCGGCTTTTTCAATATTGCTAAAACTAACAATATCAAGCTCTTGTAGAATTTCTACCATTGCTTGTAAATCGCCTAGTTCTTCTTCCAAGTGTTCTCTATTAGTGTTAGCTTTGCCTGGTTTTAAATTATCTAAGCCAAAGCGGCTGATCTTACTTACCGCTTGTATAACTTCTGCACATTCTTCTTGGAGAATGTCCATTACTTCTTTGGTTTGGTTGTCCATATTAATTTGTCTTTGCAAAAGGTGCGATATATGTACCATCGCTTTTTGTTGAAGTTTGCAGTGTGCGGTATACGTTTTGAATACCCACTGCTTGATCCCAAGCATCTGCCAATGCGTGGTGAGCTGTTACTGTAGCACGATGTGGATTAATACCTAAATCGTATGCAGTACGACAATCACGTACTTGCCAGAAGCTCCAAGGGATTGCTTTGCCTATACGTTTAAATGCTGTTTCGCAAATTGGAACATCAAAGGCGGCGCCATTGCTCCATACACGTTTAGCGCCCCAACAAAACTTATATAGTTGTTCCATTGCAACAGCAATATCAAGTCTATCTTCTGTGCCAAATGCTTCATCTTGTGCTTCCTTACTTTGTTGTGCCCACCAAGCAATAGTATCATCGTTAGTTACTAAACCAATCCTATCGCAACTGTCCAAGTCAACTCTGCAATAAAACGGAATCATTTCTGGTTTGTCTGACTCTTTGCCGAACGGATCAAATTTTACAGCGCCAATCGTAAGAATGGCGGCATCCGTAGATGTCGCCAATGTTTCTAAATCGATCATTATATCTGTTATCATTTATAGTTCTTTCTTTATTGTGAACTACAATTGTAACTGATATCATGTGCTATGTCAATAGAATTTTTTAGGTAATTGCTCTTTTTCGAGTTTCTTCAACCAACGGGCACGAGCCGCGCCTTTGGCACGTTTGCGTTTTGTTGTGGGCTTTTCATAAAACTCTTTTTCACGTAATGTTTCTAAAGTTCCCGCTTCTTCAATTTTACGTTTAAAGCGTCTCAGTGCTTGATTGATGTTCTCGTTATCTTTAACAGTAACACCTGTGCCTTTAGTCTTGTGATATGTCATCGTCGTCATTATCCTCTTCGTTTTCTTGTTCGATTTTGTCGATAATCCAATCTAAATCGTAAATCCTATTCTTACTAATTAAATTATAAGGAATAAAATCTTCATTGGTTATATAATATGCATTTGGATGCGCTAAAATAAAACTGATAAATTGTTTGGTGATATGGTCGCAATTATCAGTATCAACAATTACAACATCGACCATTTGCGCAACACTTAAAAGCCAACTTATATCATTGTCATCTAGGTCATACACAAACACATTGATATCATCAAGAACTTTGCTAAGGATAGTTTGAAACTTCTCCTTAACAGGTACTGATGGTTTAACCAACAGATAACTCAAGTTCATATTGAACAATTTATCCGGCGGTGTTATTAGGGTTATCTTTCCTAAGTTCATAAATCCTACTTACAAATTGATTTAACTTTTCACTTGCATAGTTACTAAATTTAGGACCTTTGGTAATAGTTTCATTGACAAACTTTGCCAATTCCGGATCTACATTCTTGTCTATTACCAATTGTTCGAAAGCATTAGCACCGTACAACTTATATAGTTCATCTTTAGGCCTGGCACCGTTATTTTGCATACGTTGCCACAACGTACTTTCATTCTGTTCAGAATTCTGTACGTAACCTAATTCCTGGTCTTGGTCTGAATATGTCCCGTTTCGTCCTTGGTCATGTAGGTCTTTTTTTTAGACTCTTCCTGAGCTTCGGATTCTTCTTGAACTTCAGGTTGTATGATAACAGGCACTTTGGCTAATTCTGCTTCAGCTTCTGCTATCATCTTGTTCCATTTATCTAGCTCTGACTCAACTGGTTCTACAGTTGGTTCCTCCGGTGCTGTTATATCACCCCCTAGTGCAGTCAACGGTGTTTCGCTTGGAACTGGTGTATCTGTGTGTGTTTTTTCAAACTCGTGTTCAAATTTGTCAGCAGGATGTTCTCCCGCATCTACAAATTTTATTGGTTCTTTTATTTCTTCAGGCAACGGCTCAACATATACTGGAGTTTCAGTATGCGGGACAGTATTATGTATTAAGGCCTCTTCATCGTCTTTCCTCCAGCCAAATGTCATTTGAGCAGCCAGCAACATGATAACAGCCAACGGATCAAACACAATAACAATCATTATGATAATCCATGTTACTGCTTTTTCCAACATATTTTCATCTGCGCCCTTTTCACCGTAGATGAATTTGGCAATGTATTTTATAGGGCCAACTTCGGCTTCTACTTTGCGTATTTCTGCACGAATTGGTGCGGCTTGGTCATTAAGTGTAGCAATGAGCTTTTGATTGGCCTCAATGTCTTTGGCCAACGCACTGCGATCACGTTGCTGAGACTTACGTATATTGTTTGATTTGTCCGCACCTTTTTCGTCTGTGCTTCGACCCATGACTTGGTCAACCGCCTCATCCATTTGTTTAAGTTGTTTGCGGTTGGCTTCAATATTTTCTCTGGCTGTTTTAATTTTTTCGTCGTAGATTGCAATTTTGCTTTGTACATCACCCGACACCAAGTTTTGGTCGTTGTGTGCTTTACTTAGGAATCCAAAAATACCCATGCTGGTAATCAACATCAGCACCATGACCGCTGAGATCATGTAATACTTCATGAAACGTGGAGCACGTTCCCAATTAGCTTTTAGCCAAGAGGCACATACAAGTTTTCCAACTTCAAGAGCCGACCCCATGATAATAATTGGAATCACCGCCGCTGAAAAAACAGCGGTCAAGCCTACTACGGAATAGTAGATTGCGACCGCTGAAATTATTAAACCAGTTAGAAGTAATAACCAGGCTAGAATCATCTGTTATTCGGCTGTTCCTGCGTTATCGGCAGTAACTAATTCAGTACCGTCAACCAGTGTGACTGTGACAGTTCCGTAGACGTTAGCAATAGTAGCATTTGGAGAAGCCACGGTAATTGATTCTTGGCTGTCACCATTGGCAGCTGGATTATACAAACGGCTAGCCGCAGTAGTAGCATCCATAATACCTCGTGTTACAGCATCTTTGATAGCTTTGGCAATTGTATCCATTGCATTGCCAGCAACGTCATTGCCTACAATTGTTGCACCCTGATATACACCAGTTAATGGAATACCTTGGTCGCGTTCATAACGAGCAGTGAATGCCAAACTTGTTGCTTGTGCATCGCCGTTAGTTTCTGCGCCAATTTCAATGTCAATAATTTGACAATCTGCAAGGCCGGTTAAGCGATTAACAATATTGCGAAAACGCATATTACCACGTGCTCTAGCTTTACCTTTAGCATACGTGGTTGGTAAATTTGCCAATGCAAAACTATCGGCTGCTGTGGGTGATACAGCGCCGTTTGTAGTAGCATCCGCAGTTGGGTAATAAGTACCGTTGGTCATGTCAATTACCACACGATAAAAATCTGGTGCTAATTGGTTAGTGTCTTGTTGGAATCCTGATGGCATCTTTGTGCTCCTTAATATCTAATATTTATCGCAATCACTTAAAGATGATCATAGCCATGAGCGCGGCCTGTACAAAAAAACCGAACCCAATTGTTACAATATTAAGCAAATCTTTCTGAATCGTGGCCTTTACAAAAAAGCAAAACAGCCCGGTCCATGCAAATAACACCAAGTCTACAGGCGGCATCTTTTCAGTAAGTCCTGTAAGTACTGCAAGCAATGTGGGAATTGTGGCAATATGCAGGAGAATTACTGCAATCCAACCCATTGTTTCTGCACTGACATTTGGTGCGTGTTCTTTGATATTCTTAACCCACAGGTTCATATCCAAAAAATCACGAATGCTTTTGATAACTATTTCTTTATTCATTTTCTATCCTATTTTAATTGTAAAATATGTGGCGGCCAATTTTTGCCACTGGTTTCTTATTCCAACCTGGGTTTACATAATCCCCATGAAAGTATAATGCATTTTTAAGGTTAGACAATCTAAACCCTTCCAATAATACTTTTTTAGCCACTTCCATACTTTCTGTATAAATTGGGCCGTTCATTGGCTTTTTAAGTGTAGGTGTTTCGCAGTACCAGCTAAACTGGCAAAGTACTTTTTCGTACACTATGTTCTTTTGGTAAACTACCCTGCAGATGTCAGACGGAAAGTGTCCGCTTTCTGCTCTGTTAATGGTAACTTGTGCAACAGCAACCTTACCTTCAAAAGGTTCAGATCCTGCTTCGTGGTAGATATTACGAGCTAGACAATCTAGTTGTGTTTGTCTTATTTGTGCTGTAATAGGACTCGCTTGTATACGAGCTTCTTTGAGTTTATCAAGTTTATAAATTGTAGCTTGATAACCAATCATGGTTGTTGCAAATACCGCTAATGCGAATACTGCTAGTTTGATAATGCGTATCATTGTTGTCTCCTTTACGCTGGATGAGGTGTCGCTACCACCGTCATATTATTACTGGGCTGTCTTAATGTCTCCTCAAAAATAAAGCCTGCTGACCTGAAACCTTTCAGGTGCAATAAGTAATTATGCCTAGTTTTTCTAGGAAAAACACTATGTTTATACTTATACACAGTTTAACGCCTCATTCGGGAAATGTCAACTGCTTGTTCATCGCTGAAAACCGGCACAGCATTGCTCTTATGCATGGTTGCAATGCCTTTTACCTTGGTACCCGTATAAACTTTGGCAGGTGCAAGTGTGGCGTTGCCACCAGTGTCTCTACTGGGAATATGTGCAGTTGACCGGCCTGCTGGAATGGTAAGAGAATAATTACCCTTTAATGGTTCAGCCGACAAAGCCCGTTTGCGTTTCTTTTCTTCAGTTTCAATACCCCATTTCTTTTGGAGTTCTTTCCAACTTGCGTCCAAATCTCTTGCCTTTCTTGCGTGTTCTGCTGAAACAAACTTCTTTTTGCCTTTCTTCTTGCCGATGGTACTAAGCCACGGACCTTCTAAATGCATACTCAAAATACTTCTCCAAAAGTTATACGTTACTAGTATTATACTAGTAAAATTGAACTATGTCAAAGGTTGTTATACTCGAAAACTTTCGCCGCAACCGCAACGGTCACGTTCGTTTGGATTGACGAAATCAAATCCTTCATTGAGTCCATTGCGGACCCAATCCATTGTCATGCCATTTAAGTAAGCTAAACTCTTGGCATCTACCAGAACAACAAAACCTTCGTGTGCAAAATTAGTCACGCCCACTTCGGCTTCATACTTATCCACATATTCTAATACATAAGCAAGGCCACTGCAACCTGTAGTTCTAACACCTATGCGAATACCAACGCCAGTGCCGCGTTTTGCTAGGTTTTGTTTAATTCGTTTACTGGCTGTGTCGGTTACGGTAATCATTTACGGCCGCTTTGATAGCATCTTCTGCTAATATACTACAATGTATCTTAACTGGGGGTAATGCTAGTTCTTCGGCGATTTCGGAGTTTTTGATTGATCCAGCTTGGTCGAGTGTTTTTCCCTTGACCCATTCTGTAATGAGACTCGAACTCGCGATAGCCGATCCACAGCCATACGTTTTAAATTTCGCATCTGTAATAATACCTGTATCATGGTCAACCTTTATCTGTAGTTTCATTACGTCACCGCAAGCAGGTGCACCAACCATACCAGTACCAACACTAGGATCACTCTTGTCAAAAGATCCGACATTCCTGGGATTTTCATAGTGATCTATTACCTGTTCACTGTAAGCCATTATTGTTGACAAGTCCTTGTTTTAGTTATTGATCCGTCCGGATATTGTGTTTCAATCCAAGGACTACAAGTTTGTTGTACAAATTGTGGATTTTGGATAATCACAGGCAATTGTTGTACAACTGCGGGAGGTTGATTGCGAGATATTTCATATCCAATTACTCCGCCGATTAGTGCAGGAGCAATCCATACCCAATTATTCCCACCGCCATGTCGCCAATGCTTGTGATGTCCATGATGGTGCTGTGCCATTGCACTAACACTGACAGTTAAAAATAGAACCGCTAATAGCTTTTTCATAATAATCTCCGGCTGTATATATACAACGCCGTAGACTACTATTTAGTTGACACTATTAAACTTCTTTACGTGCGTTCTTAACTGCTGTCACATCGTTACGTGTATCTTTGCACAACTTAGCCAATTCCTGACAATGTTTGCGAACACGGGTGCCGGCAGCGCCAACTTCCTTGTCATAGAACTTTTCGAAGTCTGCTTCCATTGCTTCAACGATTTTTGTGAATTCTGAGTGTTTATTTGTAGCCATTTTTAATAATCCTTTATATGAAGTACAGAGTACTTATACCTAGTGTACAGGGGTTAAAAATAAATGTCTAGTTAATTGATTAGCCAGCAAATACATTTGAGCTACCGGCAGCAACACTAGTGCAACCAGTAACAGCATCTCCTACTCTTCCACAACCTAAATTGTTTATAAAAACAGTAGTTGATCCGGTAGTAATTGGTGCGGCATGAGAAGGGCAAGGACTGCCAGGAAGTAAATGTCCTGTGTTTACGTCAGATTGACGACTAACAGCAATACTATTAACAAATACATTACCCGAGCCAACAGCCCTAGTCATTCCACTGCAATGTGCAACATCGGCATCACCTATTCTTGTTACTGCGGGCATATTCTTTCCTCATTAATTCTTGCAATCGATCATTCCATTTTGCCAATTCATCATGCTCTTCGTCCGAGTGTGGACCATCTGGAATTTCTGGAAGGAATTCGATTACATGATCAAAGTCATCTGGTATGTCTTCGTATTGTGTGTAAGTTTCTAACACACCATTACGTTGTATTACAAACTTGTGCATGAAATATTTATGCTAATGCAATACCAGTAGTCGATTCGATAAACTGCTTGGCAAACTGTGTATCTGTTGCTTCTGCCACTGTAACAGTTGATTTTTGTAACTTAACTTCAGTATCTGGATTAACTGTAAACAAGTATGGCATTAAACCTGGACCTTTTGGACCCATACCGATAACTTGTGGATTTTTTAGTTTGTAATAAACCGGACCATCCTCTACTAACTTGGCAACAATTTCTTCACCACTTGTAAGTTTAAGTGTGATTACTTCGCCTTCTGATACGCCTTTTGAAATTAACATATTATACCTTTGCTAAATGTTCTCGGAGTTCTGTAAACCCGCCAATTAATTTATCATCTAAAAATATTTGTGGCACAGTCCTGGCTGTTGGAACAGCTTCCAGCAACTGCTCTTTAGTCCAATCTTTACTTACATTACGTTCTTCAAATTCAATACCATTATGCTTCAACAATGCCTTTGCTTGGTCGCAATAAGGACATTGATTCTTACTCCATACAATCGCTTTCATTTTATTCCTTATAATGCTGGTAATTCTTCGTAGTCTAATGCATCACTCATTACACCGATAACATAGTTGGTGCTTTCTGTTTCTTGCAATGCAGATTGCTTTTTACTTGTATCCGTGTGTTTGTTAAACCACGGAATAGGAGTCGTCTTCGGAGCAGGTTGCTGATATTTGATACCAATTTCTTTAAGTGCGCCAACTGCTGTGTAGTCCACAAAGTCTTTTAGAATGTTGGCATTTAGTCCAATCACTGGACCTTTGTTAAACAAATAGTCTGCCCATCCTTTTTCTTCTCTGATAACATCCATGTACAAATTATACACTTCTTGTTCACATTCTGCTTTCACTTCGGCAAACCGACTGTCCTCTTTAATTACTTGATTAATCAAATAAGCTGTCCAGCCCTTATGTAGTAGTTCGTCTTGCAAAATCAAACTAATGATGTTACCATTGCCCATAAAGATTTTATTCTCAACCATGGCCAGGGAGGTTGCAAACGATACCATGAATCGAAACGCTTCAAGAGCGTAACTGGCGTGCAAGGCCATCCAAATTGCTCGAATGTGTTCTTTCTCTGTAACTGTCTCGCCTAGTTGTTTACGGCAGTTGACCACATGTAATGCTTCGTAGTAATCTCCTACACTGCTCGCCATATCCACAATCTCTTTAGTGTCATGTATTGTACTAAACACATCCTTAGGTACATTATAAATGTTACGAATGATATGGCTGTATGACTTACTGTGAATGTTTGTTTCAAAGAATGTCCAGTTATAAATCAATGCTTCTAGTTCTGGCAATGATACTACGGGCATAAAGATTTGACTAGGGCCACGGCCTTGTAAGCTATCTAATGCTGTTTGGCGTAGCAAATTACTAGTAAAGATATGTTTCACAGCATCACTGGCATCTTTAAAGTCGTTAGCATCTTTGCTTAGACTAATCTCTTCCGGTTGCCAAAAGAAGCCACGTGCTGTTGCTTCAAAGTCTGCAATCTTCTTATACTTAACTTCTTCAAATCGTTGAATAGTTACCGGACCTGCTGGGTCCAGAAACATTTTACGTGATAGATAGTCTGTCTTTGTGTTTAAGTTGTATTGTGCTTTACTCATGTTTATCTTCTTAAAGTTTACAAGCCTCACAGTCATCTTCAAAATTGATATCGGCATCAACCGTGATAGCGTTAAATCCATTTACAGCGTGTCCATTTACATATGCTTCTGCAATAGTGTCAACACCTTTGCTGCCTGCTTTGTTAATCAAACTGTAATAGAATGTCTTGATGCCCCACAAGTGAGCTTGCATTAAGTTCTTGGCAATTAGTGTAGTTGGCACTTTACGATCTGCAAAGTGTGCTGGATTGTAGAACGTGTTAGTGCTGATACTTTGGTCAACATAGGCTGCAATAACAGCCGATGTCTTCAAGTACCCTTCGCAGTCTTTTTGTTCCCACATGAGTTGATACTTGTTCTTCAACTTGTGGTACTCTGGTACAACTTGTACAAAAGATCCTGCTTTGGATTCTTTAACACTAATCAAACTCATAGGCATTTCTATGCCGTTGGTACTGTTTATAACAACACTTGAGCTTTCAACAGGAGCAACGGCCATTTGTGTAGCATTGCGTACTCCGTACTCTTTCATCTGGACACGTAATGTCTCCCAGTCAAGTTCTGGTGTAAAATCTGCAAGTTCATTTGCACCGTTAGCACGAGTCTCCCAAGGAAAGATTCCCTTGCCATATCTTGTCTGGTCGCTGCCTAAACATTTGCCGCGCTCTTTAGCCAGCTCGACGCTTGCTTCTGTAAGATAGAACGCTTGGTGTTCCATCCATGTTTTAATTTCAGCCAGTGCATCTTTCTCGCCGTAAGTCATACTACGCTTGGCATGCCAGTATGCTAAATTAGTTATGCCAATACCTAATGGACGAATCTCATCATTAGACAATTTAGATTGAATACTTAGAAAGTCTTGATAGTCAAGTATGTTATTAAGGCTACGGTGTAAAATTCTACAAGCACGGCGCATGTCTTCCGGATTCCTAAATGCACCCCAGTTAATACTACCTAAGGTACACAATGCTATGCGTCCATCCTCATCGTCAAGGCGCTTAAATGATTTCGTGGGCAGTAGAATTTCGCAACATAAATTGCTTTGGTAAATTGTATGGTACTCTGGGTCAAACGGACCTTGGTTCATGACATTGTCAATGAACACTAGATAGATACGCCCTGTATCAGTGCGTTCCTTTAATATGCCGCTCTTGAATACTTCTTCAGCCGACATGGTCTTTTTGCGTAGGCCTGTTTGCTTTTCGTATTTGACATACAGCTCTTCAAAACGTTTTGTGTTTTGATAGAATGCTTCATACAAATCCGGCACTTCGTTTGGATCAAAGAATGTTATTTGTTCTTTGTTTTTAAATCGTCTCCAGAAGAAGGCACTAAGCACAACCCCATAATCCATATGACGGACTCGGGTTTCTTCTGTTCCTTGGTTGTT